CCCCCCCCCCCCCCCCCCCCCCCCCCCCCCCCCCCCCGCCGCGGGCGGGCGGCTCGTCGAAGACTACAAGCAGAAGAACCCAGGCCAAGGACTCACCCCAGACCTCCTCCTCGACAAACTCCCCTCCATCACCACAGCCCACGTCACCCCCGACTACCTCCTCGACACCATGAACGGCGTCCACGGAGGCCACATCAACCTCGCAGGCGTACACGCCAACAAGCTCATCGACGACACCGCACGCCGACACCTCCACGACGCCTGCACCCGCGGCCTCCAAATCATCGAAGCGGGCGGAGACCCCAGCGACGCAGAAGCATCCATTAGGGAACTCCTCAACCAAGTCAGCACCGGCAGCACCACCCTCGTCAACAACGACACCTGCCTCACCCAAATCACCGACTTCACCACCAAGGCAACACCCTTCACCCCCACGCCCTGGCCCGACCTCAACCAAATCATCGGAGGATGGAAACCAGGCGGCCTCTACGTCCTCGCCGCACGCCCGGGCGTGGGCAAAACCTTGGCAGCCCTCCAAGCCGCAACCAACCTCGCCGACACCGGCCACGTCTACTTCGCATCACTCGAAATGGGCGGCCGCGAACTCTGGTCACGCATCATGGCCAACGTAGCCAACGTCCCCGGCGACGCAGTAACCCGCCGCCGCCACCCCACCCCCGACGAACAAGCCCGCATGACCGCAGCCGCCCCCCACCTCAGGCAGCTCCCCATCCACTTCGACGACCGAGCCAACCTCACCATCGGAGACTTCGTAGCCACCACACGCCTCCTCCACAGGCAGCACGGCCTCACAGCCGCCTTCATCGACTACATCGGCCTCATCAACGCCGCCCCCGGCGACAGGCGCGCCCGCTGGGAGCTCATCGGCGAATACACGCGCTCCCTCAAGAACCTCGCCAAGGACCTCGGCATCCCCGTCTTCGCCATCGCCCAGCTCGGACGCCAAGCCGAACAGTCCCCCGGAGGGGAGCTCCAGCTCTCACACCTCCGCGAGTCAGGAAACATCGAGCAGGACGCAAACGTCGTCCTCCTCCTCTCCTGCCCCCACGAGAACGGCGTCACCGACTGGACCCGCGCCGACATCCACGTCGCCAAGAACCGTGAGGGTCGCACCGGCCATGTCCTCCTTGAACGCGAAGGCGACTACTCCAGGCTGAATCACCTCGGCTGGACCCCCGCAGGCCACTGAGGAAACCAACAAGGGGGCCCATCACCATTGGTGGACCCCCACTACTTGACAACCGCGTCCAACCCTGTCTACACTCCAGTCATCAGCACACCCGAAAGGAACCAACATGGCCAGCCAACCCGTCCACCCCCACACCCCAGACGCCATCACCCTCCGCCAAGCCGAAACACTCACCGGCATCAACTACCAAACCATCCACGACGCCGCCATCGCCGGACACATCCACTGGGGGCGATACGACGTAGTACCCACCTTCCGCGTCAGCCAACGCGACACCATCAAATGGGCGCAGGAGAAGACATGCTGACCAACCTCCTCAAAGCCGCCTACGCCCGCCTCATCTCCCACTACATGCGCATCCACCCGCAAGCCGCCTACCATCTCATCAACACCACACTCAACTACGGCAGACTCCCAATCCCAGGCAAAACCGGAGGCATCTACCGATCCCTCACCATCAGGCGACACCAAACCACCCTCATCATCCGACGCGAACGCCACGGCTGCACCCTAATGGCCTGGGGACCGAAGCGCGTAACAGTGCAAGGCTCCTACAGCACAACAGACTTCGCAGACATCATCACCCGAACGCGAGGCATCCTCAACAGGCAACGAATCCTCGACATGAACTGGCGAGCGATCGCGTAAGCGCCACGCCCACAGGAAGGCCCCTCAGAGCCCCACAGACAGGCTTTGAGAGGCCAACCTCACTTCCCAAACCTGCACGCAATCCGAGCGCCTAAGACGCGTAGCGGTCGGCTGAGGTGGGGTGGGGGGGTTATCCCCTGGGGTTGCTGGGGTTTGTTTTTCTGTGTGTGGTTATTTCGTCGTCGTGATTTTTGGTGTTTGTGCTGGTCGGGCGTGTTGGTGGTTGTTGTTGCAGGTCCTGTTTGTGTTGTGTTGTGTTGGTGTGTTAGTTGTGTGCGCGCGTGCGTGTTGGTGGTTGTGTGTACGTGTGTTCGATGGTGTAGGTCACGTTGGTGTTTGTTGGTTTGGGGTTGACGTGCGCGTGTTCGTGTGGCGTATGGTTTGGGTCATCAGCAACACAGCCCCGACGGCGGGGTAAACCGAAAGGACAACGAAGATGAGCGAGACGGCGATGCGCATGGTGGTGGCCCTGGTGCTTGGGGTCATGGCCCTGGCGGGTTGTGTGCCCGCCTATGCGGCTGAGGATGCCACCCCTACTGGTGGGTGGGTGCTCGCTGAGACTGGTGCCCCCGTCGACGTGTCCGGTACGCCCGCGTGCGAGTCGGAGGATCAGGAGTTCGGGCCGTGCTTGTGGGACGCCCGGTCTATGGGGAACGGGCAGGGGCGTTCGTTCATCGTCGAGGAGGACGGCAGCGTGTCCTACCTGAGGTGGCGTGACGCCCGTGAGGTCGCGTTCCCGGGATGGCTTTGGGTTGGTTCGGTTGAGGCTGCCACTACGGTCGGCCTGCCCGCCTGCGCGGACGTTCACGGGGAGGTGACCTGTCAGCGGGATGGCCGCTACGTGCTCGAGGTGAACAGCAAGGCTTGCACTCAGACCATCACCACCACCGACGGTGAGCGCTACATCCCCGGGCCGGCCGTCGCTAAGGCACTCAGTGACCAGTGCGACCGTAGCGCGGTTAGCGGCCACCAGAACCAAGCAGGACTCCACGGTGCACGCAGTAGTAGCTCTATGGGGGTTGTGCATTCGGCTGCGCCGAACGCGGCTGTGAATAGCGTTGTGGATAAGCCCTCCTCTCCTAGTCGTGACAAGGTTGTGGGTCCTGTGGTTTCCGGCGTCAAGGACAACTATGACCGTGAGGTTCTAGTGGTGGCCGCTGTGGTGACTTTGGGTGGCCTCGCGTTGGCTGTGTGGGCTGAGCGTCGCGCTACTCGACGCAGGGTGAGGCGCTTCGGCTCGAGGTGAGTGATCCTCTCTCCTGGTGCCCCCGGTTCCGCTTCGGCGGGCCGGGGGTTCTGCTTTGCCTGCCCGTAGGTGGCGCTGTAAGCCCCTCTGACGCACTTTGGGGGCGTGGGTGGCACCCGCATATGGGTGGGGCGCTGAAAGGCGCCAGATTGGCTTAGGTGGCCTCTCGCGCGCGGGGGTGCGTGTGCGTGGCGAGATTGGGGCACAGCGTCGAACGTGCGTTCGATGACGTAGGTCACGCAAATTGGTGCACGTTCCAGCTTGACTCACTGCGTCTCGGGGGGTGTATGGTTGAGCCATCAGCACGGGGCAGTCAGCCCCACACAGAAAGGATCACAGCAATGAACGTCAACCACTTCGTCGCAGACATCACCGACCAGCTGGCCGCATGGGGCGTCAACTACAGCGAGAACGTCGCCGGCCTCAAGGTTGGAACGATCGACCTCGAGGTCAGTGACGGTGATGACGCCGCCAGGATCACCAACGGAGAGGAGCTGGTGGCCATCACCAGCGACGCGGACAAGGCGGCCGCCCTCCTGGCCTTCCCGCTGGCCCGCAAGGCGTGGGCCGTCGGATACACGGGAGACTTCGAGATTGACGCGCTGGACGGCGAGATGGACATGCGCCTCTCCTACGGCAGTGACGACGTCACTATCTCCGCCGCCGTTGACTCCGACCTTGAGTTCACCGTCACGGAGCACCCCCTGTTCTCCGAGTTGGTCACCATGGCCGACCTCGAGGCGGTTCTCGAGTCCGCTCAGCTGGCCTACCAGGCCCCGGATGAGGCGTGGTCGGTGCTCTGCGGTGCGACCGACTTCGAGCACGACGACTGGGAGGCGTTGGTGGAGCGCCTCCACTGGCAGGCTCGCTTCGACCAGGGTGACCGCCTCACTAAGGTCTCCACTAGCGAGCATGACAACGTGGCCCTCGTTGAGGACTACGACCCTGAGTCGCCCATCCGTGTCATCGACGTTGACGCCGTGAGTGACGTGACTTGCTGGTCGCAGGGTGACGTTGCCGCCGCGGTCCTGTACGCGATCTCCTGACACTCTCAGGTAGCCCGAATGGTTGTAGCAGGGGTTCGATTCCCCCGCCGGGCACGAAACTCACCCACAACATTAGGAGAATCACCATGGTCACCGCCGAGGACCGTCTCGCCTATGTGCTTGATTCAGCGATGGATAACCTTGAGTTCGCGCTGGACGCGGCTTCCATTGACTTTGAGGCCATTACTTCGCCGAACACTAGCCAGTACATCGTATCCCTCGCTGAGGGGGAGCAGCTTGCCTATGTCACCGCCGAGCTCTCGTGGGACGGCGAGCCAGCGATTTTCGTGGACATCTATCGCGTGGACGACGATGGTGGTGAGCGCTGGGTGTGCGGGGATATGAGCATCGACGCAGCCATCCTCTACATTGCCGACGCCTGAACGCAGCGAACCGAAAGGAACGAAACCATGAGCACTGTAAGTGAGCGCGTGAGACTAGCATTCAACGCAGCCACGGGAGAGAGTAAGCCCGCATCATCCTCATGGGTGGCTGCTAATCCGACACACTACCTGGAAGTAAGGAACATTCTGGGGACGCGGCGACGCGAAGCGGTAGCCCAGGTGACGGCAATGGATTCGCTGAACATCAAGTATATGGCTGTGCGTAGCCAGGACTGGACTAGTGTCGACGTGATGACTCAGCTGTTAACCGATGCTGAACGTCGAGCGAAGGCGCTTGCAGCGCTGGCTGACATGCTCGGCTCAAGCGGCTGGCACGTCTACCCCATCCGGGAGGCGCTCACCTACGGCGGCCTGGCCGCAATCAAGGATGGGAATCGGGTTCAGGTGTATTCGAATGGTGACGTGAGCGGGCATGATGACGTTGCAGTCCGGTTCGCTAGGGACGCGTTCGAGGTTGCGCTCGAGCGGGCACAAGCCGCCTAGTCGGGATGGTCGGCCACGCAGTGTCGTGGCCGCGCCACCTCACCTAGAGGACATAGCGCAGTAGAAACGCGGCCAGCCGCTGAATAAAGCTTGCGCACGATGGTTGAGAACTACATAGAGATTTAAGGCCATAGGTGGCAGGCACCGCACGCACGGCGCCGCCTCGCGTAGTCGATACAGTCTGCCCGCCTATGAGTCACCTAGACCGCCCTACTAGTTGCTGATAACGCTAGAGGTTTGCTGTGATCCGATTTGGTCTAGGTGGCCCATAGGCGACCCGCAAGGTGCGGGGCCTAGAAAGGAAACGCTATGGGGGCTCATGATTCCCCTACCCACTACACGTGGATAGGTGAAGCGCTGGCTACCAACGGGGCGCCGTTGTTCACTGCCAACCTGCAGTCCTGGGACCTACTGGACGCCATCTTCCCTGACAATCCGCATCTCTGGAACGCGGGGAAGTACCTCACTCGGTTCGGCCGCAAGGGAGATGCGAGCAAGCGCGTAGAGGACCTACGCAAGGCCATTGCCTACCTCGAGCGGGCCATCAAGGCAGAGGAGAATCGTGCCAGCTGACGCACCACTCGAGCACCGACTCATCACGCACGCCGACATGCGGCGCATGCCCGACGGAGCCACCGTCTACAACGACCTACACGAGCCATGGGTCAAGCACGGCCCCTGGTGGCACCTCGAGGACGGCGACACTCGCCTACTCGGCACAGAGCTCAAGCGCCTATCAGCATGGCTGTACGTGCCCGAGCCATTCAGCCCTGCCCGATACATCCGGCAGCACTAACCCCACACGCGGAAGGAACACTCACCATGAACACGCACGTTGACGTCACGGACGTCGCAAACCAGCTGGCCCGAATGTGGCCGCATGCACGCATGCATGTCTCGCCCACGCCCATGGGGCACGTAGTGGTGCTCGGGGCTACCGCGGCGGAGCTCACTCCGGACTGGTGGACAGTCCGCAAGCTAGACCAGCCGGATCGGCTCTGGGGGTACGTCGAATGCGACGAGGTCGTCATCGCAGACACGCTCGCCGAAGCGAACGCCCACAACTTCCATGACTCATTTAAGGGGCGCATAACGGCGTTCGACCGGCGCCTCAAGGTGCGGCGCATCGGTGACACGTACAGCATCACCACGGCGGAGTCGGAGACCATCACCATCGTTCCGATCGGGGGCAGGACCGCGGTGACTGCCGGGGGTGTCACTCACAAGGTTGCGACTTTGGGGCACGCGATCATGGCTGTTGGGTCGCTGGTGGCGTCCACGAAGTAGCTTCCCGGAATAGGGGGTTCCCAAGAGAATAGGGGCCTCCCAGCAGGATAGGGGCCTCCCAAGAGAATAGGGGCCTCCCAAGAAAGGAGTACAGATGGCAGAACAGATGACAGTTCACCAGGCGCTAAGCAAGGTGATGGCGGAAGTTCAGGCAGTCAGGAAGGACAGCAAGAATCAGGCGCAGCGATTCAACTTCCGTGGTATTGATGCGGTAATTAACGCTGTTGGGCCCGCACTCCGCAAGCACGGAGTAACCATCCTCCCAGAGGACGTAGAGGTCCACCGCAGCAACGGGACCACAGCAAGCGGCAAGCAGACCGCAGAGGTGGTCATCAAGGTCACCTACCGGGTCTACGGGCCAGCGGGAGACAGCATCCACGGGAAGGTCGCCGCCGAGGCCATGGACTTCGGCGACAAGGCCATCCCAAAGGCAATGAGCGTCGCCTACAGGACGTTCCTCCTCCAGGCGCTCACCATCCCCACAGATGAGCCCGACCCCGACAGCGAGTCCTACGAGAGGGGGGTTCCCAACGGAACAGGGGCCTACCAGGAGAACAGGGGCTCCCAGCGGAATACCCCCCTCTCAGCGGAACAGGGGGTTCCCAAGAGAACAGCGGCTGAGCAGTGCGGAACCATCCTTGACGGATTCTGCGCCACTCACCACCTGGACGGCGACAAGGTTCGCGAGGAGTACTTCGCAGCAGGCGGCAAGGCCAACCCAGACATGCTCAGGGCGTGGCTGGCACAGAACTACGGGGCAGGAAAGGTCCAGTGAGCAAAGAGAACGCACTCCGCAGGGCGGCCATCGCGGCGCACATTGCCAAGGTGGCCTCCCAGGAGAAGAAGAAGGCCCTCAAGGAACTTGAGGAGTACATGCCCCCGGGCGACACATCCAAGCCAACGATCGACGGCCTCCAGGTGGGGACGGTGAGCGTCAGCGCACCACAGCCCCGCTACCAGGTGGTAGACGAGAAGGCCCTCGTGGCCTGGCTCGAGTGGAACAAGCCTGACGCCGTACACAAGGTACCCGCCCCATGGTTTGTGGCCGCCGCATCCCTGGATGGGTTCATCAAGCAGACCGGGGAGGTCCCCGACGGGGTAGAGGTTGTTCATGGTGACCCGCGCATCTCGGTGCGCTTCTCAACTGCGCAGGAGGAGGCTATCCGCGACCTCATCTCCACAGGCGACATCAGCCTCCTCGAAATCGAGGGCGGGGATGCGTAGAAAGGGGGCTCCCAGGAAAACAGGGCCCTCCCAGGAAACAAGGGAGCTCGTGTACGAGAGGGACGGTTACCGGTGTGCCCGCTGTGGTCGGCACGCCGGTAACGGCCCCATGAGCATCCAGCACAGGAGGGCTCGCGGCATGGGGGGCAGTAAGGCCCCCAACACGAACAGCCCCAGCAACCTTATCCTCCTCTGCGGGGATGGGGTGCGGGGCTGTCACGGGCACATCGAGCAGAACAGGGATGAGGCGCGGCGCACGGGGTTTAACGTGCCCCAGTTCGTGACCAACCCTGAGAGCATTCCGGTCATCTACTGGGATGGAAGAACCTACCTACTGAAAGATGACGGAGGCCGAGAATGTCTCCACGAGAGGAACAAATGACTGCATTCTCTAATCTCGCAAAGAAGATCACAACGGCATGCAATCGCAAGAACGAGCGACGCCTGCACATCATTGGGCGCTGGCACACAATGCTGGGCTGGCTTCAAGTTGCGATCCTTGAAAACGCCGACGGCGCGGATGAAAGCGAGACCGAACGTGAGGCGCACTACTGCCTCACTAATATAGCTGCTGGGGCGACGGCTATGCTCCAGCAGCTCAGAGTTGGCGATCCCGCTGCTGCTTTCGCCGCCGAGTATGAGCGTGCTGTCGCGAAGCACCCCGGTATGACGCTCGACAGCGACAAGCACACGGACGAGTCGCGCTTCTACGCATTGGCCGAGGAGGTCGGGGAGGTTTGCGCCGCTCTCACCTACGACAACAAGGCTGACACCGGTCACAACTTGGACCTCATCTCTGAGGTCACCCAGGTCGGCGGCCTCGCCATCGCCTGGCTACTGCGATTCAAGGAGGCGAAATGACCGCCGACGATAAGGACGTCCAGGACCGCCTAGAGCGGATTCGGACCCGAGTGGACAACTGGGAGCGGGGCAAGGGGTATCGACCTAGCGAATTGCCCCAGGATACGCCCGTGCATGACGTCATATTTCTCTTAAAGCACATCGGCGATCTAGGGGTCGAGGCCCGAGATAAGGGTGTGGGGGAGGATCGACATAATGCCCCCCTCGAAGAGTGTGAGAGCTCCCGCTCGCGCGAATATACCGGCAACGGCAGCGAACTGCCGCCCGGCACCATTGTAATCGACTGCCAGGGCGACTCCTGGCAACGCGGCACCACTCACTGGGTATGTGCCTATGGGCTGCAGGAGGCGCACCTCGCTAAGATATGGGGTCCGTACACCATTGCCTACACCCCCAAGGAGAAGTCATGACCGCTATACTCACGGTTACGCTACTGATCGCGTTCGCGGCGCTCGTGTACGCAGTCTATAAGGGTGGCCAGTGCGAGGTGCTCGCCATGGAGAATGCGCGACTCCTTACTTCGGCTCAGAGGTGGAGGACGGCTTACGAGAACGTGAGAGATGAGAACCGAGCTGTCACCCATCTAGGCGGTATTCGTGGCGAGGACTCGTAAGAGCGCCAAGGCTGCAGGGGCGCGGTTTGAGAGAGTGGTTGCCGACTACCTTGCCGAGGAGTTGGCTGACGACAGGATTGACCGCGCCCCTAAGGCTGGGGCCAAGGATAAGGGCGACATCGCCAACGTCCGTATGGGCGACCACAAGATCGTCATCGAATGCAAGGATGTGGCACGCATGGACCTGCCGAAGTGGACGCGCGAAGCCCGGGTTGAAGCTGAGAACGCGGGCGCCCTCGTCGGCATCGTTGTCCACAAGCGGCACGGGGTTGCCAAGCCTGGCCAGCAATGGGCTACAATGACACTCGGAGACCTCACCAGACTCCTGAAAGGAAACCAATGAAAACCATCCCCGGCTACCTCAGTAAGAATGAGGCGGCCCACATGCTCGGCATCACCCGCCGAACACTCGACCGACACATCCAGAAGAGCAAGACACCCACCTTCCGATTCGTCGGAGACCCCACCATCTACGTCCAAGAACACGACATCAAGAAGCTCTTCTCCCCCATCCGAAAGGCAAACTAACCATGGCATGCGACATCACCGTCGAAGGCAACCTCGGCCAGGACCCTGAGGTCAAGTACACGCAGTCCGGACAGCAGATCACCGAGCTCCGAATCGCCGCTACCGCATCCCGCAAGACTCAGGACGGCAGCTGGGAGGACGACGGAGACCCCCTGTGGGTCACCGCCTCCTTCTGGGGTGAGCAGCACGGCCACCTCGCCGACACCCTCAAGAAGGGCGACAAGGTAACCGTGACCGGCCTCCTCATCCAGCGCGGATGGGACGGCAACGACGGCCAGCGGCGCACCAGCCTGGAAGTGAAGTTCCCCCGCTTCCGTGGCGTCATCCCCCGCAAGGGCGGTCAGCAGCAGGCATCCTTCAACGCCCCCAAGGGCGGCCAGCAGGGCGACCCCTGGGCACAGGCTGGCGCACCATTCTGACGTGCACCTCAAACGCAAGACGACACACCCCCACTCCAGGGGACATGTCATCTGCGACGCTTGCTTCACCACAATCAGGCAAGGGCTCATGTACCGGAGGGACACCTGGAAGGATGGAACCTACCACTGGTCCCTCCGGTACTGCCCGGACTGCTGGCTCATCCTAGACGAGGTAGAAGCCACAACACACCCAACATACGGCGGCCCAGGCGCCGAACACTACGAGCAATGGGCGGCCACAAACACGGAAATCAGCAAGGCTCAGGCATGGATGATGCGCGCATGGCCCAGCTAGAAAGGTACACATGGTAGACATCAAGCCCCACGGCACCCAGTGGATCGCCCGCATCGAATGCACCCAGTGCGGCATCACCCGCATCGAGCAGGCGCACCCGCGCACCAAGCCCTGGGTGGCGGTCGAGTCCACCATCAAAACCACGGCCCGCACCCTCGGCTGGAAAGTCGGAGCGGAGACCGCCATCTGCGGAGCATGCAGGAGGAAGAAGTGACCAAGAAGTGGCGATACATTGACGCGCGCTGCACCTGGAAACCCCTCGCCCGCTACCTCGCATGGAAGTGGAGGCGGCAAGGTTACAAGACAGCATACGTCTCAGTTAGTCCTTGCAAGGCGCTCGTTGGGGCGCTAGACTATGACCATTCCGGTGAGTGACTCCGCTGGATGTGGGATAGGTGAACGGCCCGGGGATTGACCAAGATGTCTCCCCGGGCCGTTGCCATACTCTGGAAAGAAAGACGAGACACCAATGACCCCCCTTGATGAAGCCATCATCGAGAATGACCTCCTCCCCGAGGACCAGCGTGCCACTAACGTGGAGCTCGCCGCACGATTCAACACATCAGAGTCGTCCGTCCGCCGACACCGCGCCAAGCTCAAGCGCCGGGGCGCCCCTGACATGGGGCACGACGCATTCTTCAACGACGTGCCCGTGGACGCCATCTTGCAGCGCGGGAAGACGATCCGCCTCCCTGACGGGAGCTACGAGAAGATCACCTGGAAGCCCGGCTATGCTGAGATGGCTGAGGTTAAGCGCCTCTCCTATGAGGACCTGGAGCCGGTCTTTCGGGAGCCGCTACTGCCGAAACCCGCCCGGCTCTTCGACAAGGGGGAGACAGTAATTGCCTGCATGGCGGATTTTCAGGTGGGCAAAACCGGGCAGGGTGGGGGCACCGAGGACACGGTGCGCCTCGTGCGCAGGGCAATCAGCGACATCGCCCACGATATCAACCACGTCGGCGGGTACGAGCGCATCATCCTCGCCGACGTCGGAGACTCCACGGAGGGTTTCTGGAACGTCGCCAGCCAGGCGCAGACCAACGACCTCAGCCTGACTGACCAGATCAGGACCGTGCAGCGCCTCTACGCCGAAGCCCTACAGGTGCTCGCCCCTCTATGTTCGTCCCTGTACTACGTCGCCGTGCCGTCCAACCACTGCGCCGTCCGCACCGGGCCCGGCAAGAACAGTCGCGCCAACGCCCCTGATGACGACTTCGGGATCATGATCTCGAAGAACATCGAGGACATCGTCGCCGGACGCCCAGGCTACGAGCACGTCACCTTCCTCCGTCCTGAGAAGTGGGAGGAGGCCGTAACCGTGGAAGCCGCCGACGGCACCCGCATTGGCTTCACGCACGGCCACCTGGCGGGCTCGCAGTCGAAGGTGCCGGGATGGTTCAGAGACCTCGCGTTCGGGCGCCGTAGCGGCCTCTACGACGCCAGAATCCTGGTCCACGGCCACTGGCACAACTTCGCCGTCAGCCAGGCCGGGGACGCCCGCTGGATCATCTCCTGCCCCTCCGCAGACCGCGGCTCCGACTGGTGGACGAACATCTCCGGGGACTCCACCCGGCCGGCCATCCTCACTTTCGAGGCTAAGGGCGGAAACGCCTCATCCTGGGAGCTCTACTCCTAACCACAGAAAGGAATACACCATGCCCAACTCATTCTACGGAGACCCGCAAGACTCTCCCAACTCCGAAGCGCAAGACACTATCGGCCTCCTCATAGGCCGGTACATCACCAACATCGAGACCGGAACGTTTGTAACGAAGAGCTGGATGGGGGACTGCGAGAAGCCCCAGGCACTCATCACCCTCGACGATGGCACGCAGCTCCTGGCTGTAGGCTCCGCAGGCGGCTGCGTGTGCGGCCAGGGGGACTTCTATTTCACTAAGGCGTTCTACCAAGGATCGCCCTCGGCCCGCATCATGAACGTCAAGGTAGAGATGGAAGGAGAGCCTGGGTATGACGGCGACATCTCCGCCACAGGCTTCAAGGTGTTCGCGATCGTTGACGACGAGAAGCTCCCCCTCCTTGAGTTTGAGGGCTACGAGGGTGAAGGCTACTACGGTCGCGGATTCTGGCTCTACACCTACCCGCTGGAGAAGTAGCGGCCCCACAAGACCCACGCTTGTAACAGACCTGAAACAAGGGGTACCTCGGGAAGGAGGCGATCATGCGCTGGTATTGGGATGCCACCGTCGGCAAGGCACTGAGCGGCTGGAACTGGAAGCTGCATCACCTCTGGTGAGATAGAACAAGGCCCCCGCTTGTAATCGACGTGATACAAGCGGGGGCCTTGTTCTACCCTCAGGCGATCTTACGGATCACCAAGTCATGCACATACAGGACCGGGATCGGCGCCTCTAGCCATACGCCCCACATATCACCGATCTTCCCATCCACCTTCTTGGGCTCAATGTCGAGCTCCAACACCTGATGCTCGCCCTTGCGAACCTCCAGGGTGGCGACCTTCGCCCCAGAGTCAGCCTGGGCCGGATGCCCCTCCTCCTGGAAGCGGCGCACCGTATACAGGTTCGCCTGCCCAGTCTCCGCACCGAAGTTCCCGCCCGGGAACGAGTAGCGGAGAGTCATGTGCCACTTCCCGGCCGAGGGGCGCAGCTGCTCGAGGCCCGTGGAGAGAATCTGGTGCTGGAAGTCCAGTCGCACCCCGTCCCCGGTCTCGGCGGCGTTGATCTTCGGCCACTCACTGATCGGCGGGAACAGGTCATCCGCATGGGAGATAGCCCGCTCCGTGCGCACAATGACCGTGCCGAGCGGTGTGTCCGCCGGGACCGCCTGCCCCTTGTCGAGGCGCAGCACGCGAGGGAACACGGCCAGGTTCTTGGCGAGGGCCTGAGTCAGCTCCTCAGCGTGCTCAGCGATCCGCTTCGTGGCCTCACCATCGGCCTTCGTCTGCTCCGCCGCCGATCGAGTGGCGCGGATGCTGTCACCCATTGCAGCCACCTGAGCCTTAGTGGCATAAGCGCCGTCGGCGACCTCCTTAGTGAGGGCCTTACCTGCAATCACCTTGGCCTCTACAGCATCCGCTGCGGCTTTACCGGCTATCGTGCGAACCTGCTCAACCTTCACGTCGACAGCATCAACGTCAGCCTTCGTTGCCTTCCCGGCCACCTCCTCCTTCGTTGCCAGCTTGGAGGTGTCAACCTGGGGTGCCCCGTCGTTGACCTTCACCCCCGACGCGCCAATGTTGATGGTCACCTGCGACGGCAGGCACTGCCCCTGCTTCTCCTCTGACATGCGTCTCCTTACGCCTGGAACTCGATACTTGCTGGCACCTCGCGGGCACCATCCCACACGGTGATCGTGGCCGCAGACTCACTAGCCCCATCCCACACGGTCACCGGCTGCGCCTTGACGGGCGTCTCGTAGATCTTCAAGGACGAGATCGCAGCCTCCCCCGATCCGGCCGGGACGGCGATTGATGGAAGCCACCTGGGAGCCGTACTCGCGGGCAGCTCAACCTCCGCCACCACCTTAGTCTGCCCCTGCGGGAGCGTGACGGTAGCGATGTCGAACGGCCCATTGATCTTCACCTTGCTGTCGTTGAACCAGTTCACGCGCAGGTCCAGCCGGGACTCGGAGGTGTCCCGGTAGTCGATCTCGAAGGTGAACTTCCGGGACCCCACAGGCATTGCCGCACTGTCGTAGGGGGTGGTGGACGCCCCGGCAGGGAGAGTAGCACCATCACCCTGCCGGACGCCCTTATTGCGCCACCACGCCCCCAGAACCGGGAAGATACTGTCTGCCACTATGCGTCCTTCCTGACGATGATCGTGCCCGCCGGAGTGCCCGACGGGACCTGCTCATGCTTACCGAGCGAGAGCACCTTGGGTCGCGAGCGCAACTCCTCCACCTCAAGCTTCAGCGGCAGGTAGCCCTTAAGCCACGGCACCACGAGCTCGAGGACGTGCTGCGACGGCGGGTTCGCGTAGGGGTTACCGACCGGCGCCCACTGACCGCCCCGCTGCGGGTCCTCGCGCAGCTGCCCGTCCGTGATGTACAGGTGGGCGATGCCGAGATTGTCGGCCTTGTCGAACACACTCTTGTAGTTCTCGCTGGTGACTCCGTGGACGACGGCCCACCAGCGGGTCGAGGGGTACGCCTTCATGTGGTCCGGGAGGATCGGGGCGCCCGGGTCTTCGACCAGGAACGCGGCGGCGTCCTTCTCGAACATCATGCACACGTCGAAGTCGAGCTTGCACATGTCCTCGGAGATATTCGACCCCGAGTTGATGACGATGAGGAACTCCTTGCCATACTTGGCCCTGATCTTGTCGATGAGGGACTTGTAGGCGGGGATGCGTCCAGCCTGGGCGCCCCAGCCGTTGATGGCCTCGTCAAGGAACACGCCCTGACAGACGTCCCCGTACTGGGTCTTGGCCTTATCGATCTGGGAGAGGATGTACGCCTCGGTGTACTTGTCCACGTCCGGCACGTTCGCGCGCCCCGGGTCACCAGCCGGGAGTGTGGCGGCGAGGTACTGGGTCTTCACATAGAACACGGCCCGCTTCGCCCCAGCAGCGAGCGCAAGCTCGGCCTGCTTCTGGAAATCGACGTTGAACTCATCCCAGTTTCCGCTGTTACGGTTCAGGATGACGATACCGAGGGAGCCCGCGAACTTAAGAATCTGCGCCCACTTCGAGGTCTTTCCAGGCTTGCCGTCCTCGTAGTAGTCGGGCCAGAAATAGGTGACGGGGGAGTAGTACCGCTCACCGGGCTTGAATGGGGTGATGGTCTTGCTGAGTGCGTCTACGCGAAGAGTGAGCGCGTTCGCCGCCTCCAGGGTCTCATACTGTGCCAGGAAGCGCTCTAGGTTCTGCTGCTGGACGAAGGTGCTGTAGGCGTCGTCCCGGGTGAGGTAGGAGGAGAGGTCTACGTGCCCGCCAGCCTGCGCCTGGCTCAGCTCTGCCTTGGTGGCGTAGGTGGTGGCGGCCTCGGTCTTCGGGAGAGCCGCGTCGGCGATAGCCCGGGCGTTGCGGATACTGTCACCCATGGCCGCAACCTGCACCTTCGTCGAGTAGGTGCTGGCCGCGGTGGCGGCGGTGAGGTAGGAGGAGAGCTCAGCCTTCGACGCATACTTGCCGTCCGCCGTGGAGGCGGTCACATACTGACCGAGGTCCGTCTTGCGGGCGTACTTGCCGTCAGCGTCCGTAGCGGTGACGAATCGGGAAGTGTCTGGGACAGTGGGGATGGAGCCCTTCACGGCCTCGAGGGCAGACTTCGTAGCGTAGGTTGAGGATGCCTCATCCTTCGAGAGGGCGGCGGCGGCTGTGGACTTCACTCCCTCGATCTTCGCGCCCAGAGCGTCGTCAGCCTGCCGCATCTCCGTCTTCGTGGCGAACCCAGACAGGTCGGGTGCAGCCTGCCCGCCCCCACCGAGCTGGGCCTGCGCAAGGGCCGCCTTCGTCGCATACGTGGAGGCCGCGTCCTCAGACTTGAGGTAGGCGCCGAGGGCCTCTTTGGTCGCATAGGTGTCAGCGACCGCCTTGCTGGTGGCGTACTGGGTGAGTTCACTCTTGGTGGCCGCCGCAGTGGCAGTGGAGTCGATGCGCTCACCGAGCTTCCGCTCAGTCGCCAGCGCCTCCTCCTTCGTGGCGTAGGTGGAGGCCGCCTCAGCCTTCGGGAGCGCCCCATCGGCGGTGGCCTTCACGACTGAGATGCGAGACGACAGGGCGTCATCCCCGCGCGTCACCTCCTCCTTCGTCGCCAGCGTCGAAGTATCCACCTGGCGTCCCTCAGACGCCTTGCGCAGAGCCTCCAACTCCGCCTTAGTGGCGAACGTTCGGTCAGCCTTCTCCGTGCTGTACCATGTCAGGTTAGTCATTCGTCCTCCATGCGAGTACTCCATCCCCGACCTCGATGACGTCGGGTGCGTTGATTGCTTCCAGGGTGCCGTCACCAACGTCGCGGACACGTCGACCATCACGGTCGGACGGACCCTCCACTGCCACCCCGGAGAAGATGTCTACGAGATCAACCTCGGTCCCTGCGATGATTCGGGCGTCGATGCAGCGGGTGAGGCCGGTGTCGCCGGGGATGTTGACGCACACCCGGTAGTTCTGTTCCCCGTCAGACAGAGTTGATGGGGCTGCGATGTTCAGGAATGGGTCACCGTCGTGGTTGACGAGGATGCCGTCGGGGCGGAGTCGACCCCCGGCGTAGTGGACTATGAGGGCGCTCGTGGCGTCAACCTCGACGCCCTTGTACTGAGGGAGCGGGTCAAACGTGACTGTCCCCATGCGGCCTAGACCCTCAGGGCCGACCACCTTGCCTGTGATGCGTGCGTACCCCTGGCTCACGAACTCTCCTGACGCCGATTCGTTACAACCTTCACTCTATCAATCCGATCATGAAGGTTAGATACCTCATCGTAAAGGTGAGCTCTGTCAGTGCGCGCATCGTTCCTGACGCCCTCAACCTGCCCCTCCAGGCCCTGGAGCCTGCGAGACTGGTCGCTCACGCTATCCCTGAGTGCCCCCACCACCTCAGTGAGGGCATCCATCTTGGAGGTCAGGTCATCGAAGCGCATATCTAGGTCGTCTCGCAGGTTGGTGGAGTGGTTGTTGTGCACCCCCTCGGATGCAGATTCAGCGGCGTCGGCTGCGCGAGCGACATGAACCCCCAGGCGCTCCAGCCGCTCCTCATTCAGTGCCTGCTGTCTCTTAAGCCTACTTGCGAGGCGAGCAACCAGCGCAGCCAGCAGCGCGACCGTAGCCGCAATGAGATCAGGTGACGCGAGTATCTGGCCTATCGGCAGGACGCTATCTACTGGCTGCACTGGTCACTCAGCTCGCGTGACGGGGAGTGTACTCGACGGGCGCCGTGGCGATCGCCTTGTCCGTCTCCTTCGCGTCAGCGAGGGAGGTCAGGACGCTCGCCAGGACGGCGGTCGCAGCGATACCGAGCGCACCCTTCCAGTCAATGTCGAGAATGCCGACACCCACAACGAAGGTAGCAAGCAGGGACTGGGCGAAGGTCTTCACGGCACGGTCGAAGACGCCATACCAGAATGAGGCGCGAGCGTAAATGCTCATGCACTCACCTCTTTCAGGAACAACTAGGGGGCAGGACTTCCGCCCCACCCCCTAGTTTACACTGCGTCAAACGCGGTCACATAAGCCGGAACGACCCCGGGCGCGAGCGGTTCAGCGCCTCCTGGAGGGCCGCCCACGTGGCCTCGCCAGGCTCACCGTCCACGTAGTCACCGAACGACCAGCCCGCAGCGAACCGGTTCCACATGTCCGGCGCGACTGGCTTCACCCAGCACCACGCCCAGTACTGGAAGACGCGCACCACATGGGAGTCCCAGCCTCGATCCTCGGCCAGCTTCCCCGAGCCGGTGAGCATCTTCTGGGAGTGCTCAGGGACCGTCTTGTTCAGGTAGCGGCGCAGGTTGGCGACAGCATAGAGCTCGTTGTAGCCAGGGGCAAAGACGTCGATGAGGCGCTGCACCGTGGCGGGCCCGTATTCGCCGTCCACCTCGAGCGCGCCCGACGTCGCCACGGGGGCGGGGGCGCCGGAGATGACCTGGCCGCCACCGATCATTCGATCCCACGTAGCGCGGTCGCGCAGGCGGTTCAGGTCAAGAGTCCCGTTATAGCCGGGTAGCCTACCGTCCTCCGTGTACTGATGGATCAGCGGGGACCCCCAGTAGGAGACCGATGGAACAGCCGGGTCGCTGTAGGAGGCGCCGTAGTCCGAGTAGTCGGGGCCGCCCGCGTACCAGAGCGGGTACTCGCGGGCCACAGCCGACCAGTCGTAGCCATTCAGGGCGCTGCTGTTCATGTAGATGCCGGGCGTGGAGCCAGTCATACCCTTCACGGCATCGAGGAAGGTCTTCGCCCAACCCGGCCCCTGCTCGACGGCGTTCGCCTCCCAGTCAAGCCAGAGAGTGGCCTTACCCACATAGCCGCGCACAGCGTCCACGAAGTAGCGGGCCTGGGCGGCCGCATCACCGGGGCGGGCGAAGTGGTAGAAGCCCAGGCGCTTACTGGCCCCGAGCGTGGCGTTAGCCTGCGACCCCATGTACGGGTTCGCATAGTCGTCATCCTCGGTGGCCTTGACGATCACGAAGTCCGCCCACAGGGCAGCCACATTCAGGCCCGCCTGGTGGCTGGAGATGTCGATGCCGTGCGCGTGCGCGGGGGCGCTCGGAGCGGCAGTAGATGCGACCGCGGGCTTAGCCTGGGCGGCCTGCCCCTTACGGAACTCAGGCCACTGGCTGAGGAACTTCCCCTCGTCGAAACGATGGCAGCTAGTCCACGCCCCAGACTGGGTGTGCGGATGACTGGAGTAGCGGACGGTGCGCGTCTCCCCCCCGGTCTGGTCACCGAGGTAGCCGTCGATGCTCCCATCCTCAGCGATCCACGCCTCGGACACGAGGGGGTCAGGCCCGTCCTCGACGGCGATGACCACGTGCCCCCTGCCGCCCTCGTTTGCGGCGGAGAGGATCACGTCACCGACACGGAACCCGCCCTGAGGGGCGAGGTCAGAGTCGTTCCACGGGACCTCATTGAAGCCTCGAGCCTCCAGGCCAGGGCGCATATTGCCCGTCCAGTGGTCATTAATCTCGGGGAGGGCGGCATGACCCCAGGCGGCCCCATAGGTGTCGTGGATGCCGTAGCAGACGGCTCCGCACACTAGGCTGGAGCAGTCCGCGTTCTGGGGGGAGGACACGTGCCCCTCCCAGTTGGCGTTGGCGTACCAGGTTCGCCGATCGGGCTGGCTGTAGCCCACGTTCTCCTGGTCGCAGATTCGGCGGGCGATACGCGCCGCCACAGACTGAACTGTCACTTACTCTCCTTCGTCTTGACGATCTCTTCCTCCAGAGCAGCGGCCCGCTGCTCTGCGATCACTGCCCGGCGCGTCAGGGCGGCGATCTCGGCCGTGAGGGCGTCGATCACCGCGATGGCGTCTACCTGCGGCGCTTGGGGTGTCATAGATCCTCCTGAACTTCCTCTGCTGGGGGTGTCTTGGGTGGCGTAGGCGAGGGGCCGTAGCCTCCACGGCCATCATAGGCGACGGCCTGACTGTCCTCGCCGTCCTGAGCGGTAGCTGGCGGGAGTACCCACGCCGGCTCCTTGGAGCGGTCCCTGAGGGACACGGTGTCAGTCTTCTCGTCCCACTCGTCGATCTGGCGGGCGCCCTTAACGAGGACGGCTACTGTCTCGCCGGGCTGGCCGGATACCTCTACTGACCATGGAGCCGCGTCAACTCCGTAGCCCGTACGGATCAGCCGGGCCGATGCTGTCGAGGACGTGAGCACGATCCATGGCGCCGTCGGCGAGGCGATCTTGGGAACGTAGTCAGGTAGCACCCACGTGGCACGCCCAGTCGAGTCGAGCTCGACGTTCTCCCAGTACTCAATCCCGTCATACGGGGACTCTGTGGAGGCGTGCTGGAGCATCATGTGGCGCTTCTGCCACTCGCCGGGTACGCGCATGATGAAGTTCTTGCCGCCTACGGCGCGGAAGCCGTCCCTGTCCACGACTACCTGGTGGCTTCCGTCCCAGCTGAGGACCACATTGGTGGTATTCCCCCAGACGGACCTCAGTGCGCTGTTCTGGGAGCGGAGCCGAAAATTGTCTCCCTGGATATACAGGTGTGAGTCGTAGCCGCCTACGGTAATGGATGCACTGTAGTCGTTTACCTGAATGTTGCCCTTACCTGCCGCCCCCGCACCGAACCCTGTCCTGCTGAGGTTCATTTGCCAGGTGGAGGTCTTCCCCGAATACACGGATAGCCCGCTTGTGGCCATCCTCATGTTGGGGGTGCCATTATCGTAGCTCGATGGCGCCTGTAAGTAGAGGATGCCTCCAGAGACAGAGGGGTCTTCCTTGAAGGTGATGAGCGCCGGGTACTTGTACGGGAACACCTTGGAATTCATGGAGAGGCCCACGCCCCAGCGATCCCCGCGCTGGCCGACGTCGTTACCGGATATATTCTCCACGATGTCGATAAACTGGGCGATCGACCACGAGTCCTGGATGCCGACCTCGCCGAGCACCTTCACCCTGCCTGTGGCTGCGTCCACCTCGAATGAGGTTCCCCTGCCGTTTGACGTGTAGGCCCGGATGCCTGTCGAGTCGATCTTGATTCCGCGCTGGTTGTTGCGCTCGGTCTGGATGGTGGCGCCGGTGATGACCTGTCCGTCGATAGCGCCGCCCTGGATGTTAGAGGCGTTGACCGAGTTGGCGGCCAGCATGCCTGCCTTGATCTGCTCGAACTCGCCCGCCCCGGCAGTGACAATCTCGGTCCACACGTGGTGTGCGGTCGCGTTCACGAAGGAGGCGTTACCGGTCACGGTGAGCTGGTCGGTCGTGATCTCCAGGAAGCGGCCAACGTCGGAGGCGATCTTCCGGGCGGTGACCTCGGCGATGCTGGCCGAGCCCGCGGTCAGCTTCCCCACGTCGAGGTTGCTGATCTGCTCGCTGGTGACCTTCATGCGCTCCCAGTTGGCGCCGTCCCAGCGCCACTCCGCCACGATGTCGAGGGTCTGGGCATCCTGTACGCGGCAGGTGTCGCCGACGGACTGACCATTGAAAGGCGGCACAGTGTCAGGCGTACCCCGAATGTAGGACACCTCACCCATGGATGTGCGGATACGGCGCACGGTGGACTCCATGGTCGCTGCCGTGAGCTTGGAGATCGTCTTGGAGTAGCCGTCTCCGGCTTCCTCCCAACGCCACCCTTTCGGGGAGTAGACGATCTTCGATCCGGGGGCGGTGCGGGAGTTGGTCGGGGAGGATTGGCCTAGTGCGGCGAAGCCTGGGGTGGTTACGTACTGCCCGCCACGCCCACCCTCGGGGGCGTCCTTCCAGTTCTCGGGGCCTGCCATCAGGAGACCTTAATGATGTAGGGGAGCCCAAAATAGGGGGTGCGGATGTCAATGGTCTCGCCGCGCCCCACCTCGGTAGCGATCGGGGATCGGTCGGCGCGGTTGTTGCCCGTGGAGGTCAGGTACGTGTAGCCCCCATTTCCAATGCCGATATCCTTGTCTGCTTTCCGGGCCTGGAAGCGGGCGTTAGAGTCCGCCACCTCACCAATTTCGTGAGTGTGTGCAGGCATCTGATTGATGGTGAGGTTGATACCCTCACGGCCGCCCCTGGACCCGATGAGGTACTGGGAGCCCTCACTGGAGCCGACAATGCCCCTTCCTCGAATGTCGGGGATGCGGAAGTTGGAGGTGGATGTCGACCCGTAGGTGGTGCCGATGGCGGCGAACAGCTTGCCGTAGGCGTTGCGGTCCAGTACGCGACCATCGCAGCGCATCCACCCCTCGGGGTCGCGCTCAGCGCCGAACATGGTGATGGTGCCGACAGGGATTGCCTTCTCCAGCATTGTGCGGATGCCCTGGGCGACCGACTGGACCTGCTTCATAATCTCGGCTGGCTGCCCTGCGACCACTCCTTCGAGAGTAGTTACCCCTCGTGTGGCGGCGGAGATGCCATCCTCGATCCTTGTGAGGTCTGCTGCGGTAATCCGGGTCTCGTTCGCCCCGAATCCATCCCGCCACTGCTTGGGGGCCACATACTCCTGCATTATTTATCCCCTTCTGCCCTGAGGACGAAGATTCGCCCGTCTGGCGCGATCCACATGCTGGACCCTATTACCCCATCATCCGGGGGAACTGGCCCCGACGAGACAAGATTGACGGCAACCTGAGTCATCGCCTCAGTAAGATGCTGCATCTCCCTCAGTGTACCCTCGCGCGCAGCCTGCTGCATAGCCGAGCTACCCTTGAGCTTATCTTCCACCTTCTTAGCGATGGCATCGGAGTCGATCGACTGCTCGAGAGTGATGCGCGCCTTAGGGCCCCATGCTGACTTGTTGCCCATGCGATCATACGACCTAAGGCACACCTCGTACTCGCGCATCTCCAAGCCGACAACCGATGTCCGCTGCATCGGGGCGATCATGTCTGCCGTGCGCCCCTCGGCCGCGCCAGGGAGCTGCACGGACACCTCGACGCCCGCGAAGTCCGCAGGCATGTTCTGGCCGTCCTTGCCCGCGTAGTCCCACCACACGCCCAGCACGCCGAGCACCTGCGACAGGATCGGCTTGGACGGAACCGGCGGAGGCTCGACGTCTGACGCCACCTCGAGAGTCAACGGGTGAGACCAGGACCCAACTCCGTCATTAGTCTGGGCTCGCACCGTGAAGTCAACCCTGGCCCCAGGCCATAAGTCCCCAATGGTGGCTCGTGTAGTGTCGGCGCCCTGAACCACTAGCGACCCGGAAGCGATCGCCCCCTTCAAGGTCTGCTTCCAGGACACCTCATAGGACACGACGTCCACTCGGCCGCCCAGGGTGTCAGTCTCGACCCTGCCCCACTGGATGTCGGCGACACCGACAGGCCAACCGCTGCTGCCGATGACGGCCCTACTGGCTCCCGTCAGGCCCTGGGGGGCGAGGGGCCAGTACTTGGAGACGGGGGGCTGGGGGCGGACGCCGTTACCTGAGGTGGAGGCGAGCCCAACGATGCCCTTCGTGCGCTTCGTAAGGCGCCCCAGGAGGCTATCCAAGACGGTCCCGAAGGTGGTGTGGCCGACGACCATGCCGTCCTTCTGGGTGACGCTGATCTGGGCGACCTGCAGGCGCTCCATGCCCTCGGCGCGCTCCACCATGATCCAGTCGCCGAGCCGGTAGTCAACCCACGGGAGGAGGTGTACATCGGTGGCGGCCCACTCGCGTTTGATCTCCTCGCTCACGTGCGCCCCGGACTTGAGGGTAGCCTCGGCGACCATGCGGGCCGTGGATTCGAGCTCCACGCCACCTGCCTCCACGACCTTCTCGACGCGGCGCATGCTGCGGGGGGCCAGGTCGTTGTGGATGAGCCAGGTCCTCCCGGCCTCGCCCTTCACAAGGACGTCGGTGCACATGTCCGCCCAGGTGGCTACCTCGGGTGCGCCAGTGAGGGTGGTTGCGAGGGGCCACCGCTTCGATGAAGTGAGGTCCCTTGCCTGCGTGGTGTCGGCGTTGTAGAGCTTCAGGGTGCGGCCCTGCCACACCGTATCGATCATGCCGAGGTCACGGAGGGAGTCTACGATCTGGAGGAGGCTGATCGTGGGGTCGAAGTAGAGGGTGACGATCTTCGCCCAGTCCTGATTGGCGGAGTCCTTCACGGTGTTGGCGTCCAGGGTGAGGCCCGCGCCCCAGCCGCGCTTGACGGCATTCTGCCAGACTGTGCTGATGATTACCCCCGCGTTGCGGGACAGGAACTTGAACTTTCCGTCCTTGTCCTTCGACTCGATAGGGACGGACCAGACAAGAGCTTCCTTCAGGTAGTCGCTGATGTGGATGGCCTGCACCTTGCGGGAGTCGGTGCCGTCGGAGACAAGGTTGTGCTCAGTCTTCTGGGTGATGAACCGGGCGTCGGGCAGCTCTTCCCAGTCCGCGCCGTTGAAGGTGGCCTCCACAGCCACCTCAACCTCACGTTCGAGGACGCTACCCCGGATGGCGTTAGGGCCTGGAGCGTAGGACATGGACAGAGTGGGGGTCTTACCGTGCGGCGTAGTGACCGTCATCTCCAAGATGTCAGGGACGACACCAATGCGGGCACCCTGCACCTCGTAGGCGACGGCGCGCAGCTGCATGCCGGGGAAGTAGTCGCGGCGCATCAGTAGGCCCTCCTCGCCTGGATAGCCCCCGTGGTCCCGGTGACCTGGAGGACGATCTTGCCCTCATGGTTGGGGGTGAGCTGGAGCCCCTCGGGGGACATGCTGATCTCGGCGGACGCATTGAATGCCCCATTGATCGGGTACCAGCGCTCGGACACCTGCCGCCAGGCGGAGTACTTGCCGACATCGATGAGGAGTCTCTGGTCGGACTCCATGGTGCCCCGCCAGGTGAGGCTGGTGCCGGAGGTCACGTCCTTGATGGTGACCGTGTTGGCGGTCGGCTTGAGCTTCAGGACGACATCGGAGATCGGGGCCGCACCACCGGCGAGTCGAGACAGGTCATCCAGTTGGGTCTCGATTGTCGTGGTGTCACGCCAGACACCCTCAACGGCCTCGAAGACGACCGTCGTGTCGATGACCCACTCCCCATACCGCCACGATGGCTGGGACACGCTCACGAGCCGCACGAGCGCCTCCCTGGGGCTAACGCCAGCCGGGTGGTGCTGCAGGGTGGCCAGCTTGTTCGAGGCCCGCAGGCGAGCCATGAGCGCCTGGAAGTTGCGATCCAGGTCCGCCCGGTCCACACCCTCAACCATGAACGCCACCGTCACCTTGAAGGTACCAACCTTCTGGCCCGCCCCGTCAATGATGCCACTGCGGAACGGCACCTCCGTGGACTCAAGGCGCAGGGAGGGGACCGCAGGGAGGAGGGTCCCCTCCATAACGCGCCACTTCCCCGGCTGGTCCAGGTCGACGCCGTTCAGGCTGTACTCGCTACTCATGCCACCATCCTAGATGCTCGATGCGAGACGGATGCCGTCGGCCACGTCATCGCGGGTCTTCGAATCCCGCTGCGCCTGTGGGTAGTTGTTCACGATCGTCACCGAGCCGCCCGGACGCCGCCCCTGATCGCCCTGGAGAGTGGAGGATGCGATCGCGTTAAGACGATCCTTGGAGGGCTTCGTCTTCTCGAACGAGGTAGACACGGACGCTGCAATATGCGGGGCCACGTCCTTCTGAAGGTCCTCCGTGAACCCCTGGAGGGACTTACGCACAGCCCCATACTGAGACTCAAGCCCGTTGATGAAGCCCTGCATAACCAGCTGACCAGCATCCTTCAGGATCACGCGGTCAACGGGAGCTGGCCCCTTCCATGACGGGAGATACGAAGTCAGTGACGAGAGCTTGTTCTGGACTGCCGAGAACATGGAGCTGAGGCCGTTAATGAAGCCCTGAATCACGTTCCTACCGGCATTCCATAGCCAGGACCCGGCGCCGGCGAAGACGTTCCGAATGCTGTTGGGAATGTTGCGCACAGTGTTCAGCATGTTATTCGTCCACGACACCACCGTGCTCACAATCCCACTCCACATGGAGGAGGTGATGCTCATGACAGCCGACCAGCCGTTGCTGATGAGGCTGCGGACCCAGTTGATGGAACTGGAGACCGTGGAGGCGATCGAGTTCCACACGCCCTTGATGGTGTTCCACACGGAGTGCCAGGCCGCGGAGGACATCGACATGATGCTGTTGCCGAAGATACCGAACTGCCCCTTGATGAGGTTCCAGATACCCTCACCGATCGTCTTGATTCCATTCCAGGCCCCAGACCAGTCACCCTTGATGACAGCCATCACGGTCTGGAGGACACCCTTGATGATCTGGATGGCGCCCGTCACCGTAGCCATGATCCCATTCCATGACGCCATCACCAGGGGCATGAGCCACTGCATGACCTTCCCCACCAACTGGATCGCCGGGATCAGGGCGGACGCCAACTGCTGAACCAAAGCAACGATCGGGGGCAGAATCTGCGGAAGGTACTCAGAGATGATCGGAGCCAACTGGGCGATGATCTCAGAGATCACCGGCACTAGCGCCTGGATCACCGGGAGGAGGGCCGCCCCCAGCTGCTCGATGACCGGGACGAGGATCGGCACCAACTGCTGGAAGATCGGAGCCAACCCCTCCACCAGCTGCGCCACCAGGGGCGCGATAGCCTCAAGGAGAGTGCCCGCGACAGTGGCGATAGCCCCGAACGCCTCACCCAGTGCGGGCATGGCCGGAGCGAGCGCCTGAACGGCAGTCAGGAGGCTGTTGAAGAAGTTCGCCAGACCATCCTGGAACGCAGGATTCTCGAGAGCTTTAGCGAGCCCAGTGAGTGCCGTGCGGAGCGTCTCACCAATCAGGGGAAGCACCACGCCAAGGGTCGGCTCGAGGGATACGAACGCCTCACCGAGCTTACCGACCCCCTGGAACGCCGAGCTAGCGGCCCGCCCCATGGAGGAGAACAGGTTCGTGAGAGTCGCCTGGAACAGGGGGCCATTCACGGCCTTGTTCGCCTTGTCCAGGGCATCGGCAATGGAGTCGATCGGAGCGGACCCGTTCGCCATGGCGGTGAAGAGGCCACCAATGATCCCGCCCAGGTCGATCGTGATGTCCTTAAGGGTGCCGAACGCCTGTGCGGCGCGACGAATGGACGCCTCCATCTGGCCGGACGCGGCCGCTTTAGCGGCCCACTGCTCGAACGACGCAGCCAGACTGTTCGCCCACTGGGCGATACTGGGGAGAAACTTCGCCCCCACCTCACCCATGGTGAGGATGCCGTTCGTGAACGAGGCCGCCCCCGTAGAGCCGATCGCCAGGGCCTGAGACAGGTAGGTGAGAGACTGCTGGAAGCCAGCAATGTGCCCACCGGCCGCCCCGGCGATGGCGGCTGTCATGGACCCCAGGTTGGAGGCGATCGTCTGGAGCGCGGGCGACAGTTCCTGGATGGCGACGTTAGCGAAGTCGCGGATCGGCTGGGCCGCCTGCTCCCAGTAGGCGCCGGAGATTTGAGTCTGGAGGTTCGTGAACGATGGCCCCAGGTCCTCGAGGACAGTCTTCGTGTCCTTGAGTGCCGTAATCAGGACGCCCGCTCCGGCGGCGGCGGCACCGAAGATGCCCGGCAGTGCCAGCAGGGCGGGCGTGGACTTGGCGATCCCCACACTCAAGGAAGAGAACACGCCCAGGCCGGAGCCGATCACCGACACTGCGCTACCAATCAAGGTGGACACGGTGCCGATCTTCACGGCCGCCGTATCCAGGTTGCGGAGGAAGTCATTCAGGTTGCGCCCAATGGACTCGAACACGTTCCCGCCAGCAAGAGCCTTCAACTGGGCCGCCACGCGGGCGAGAGACGTCTTAGCTAGGCGCACATGAATGTCCACCCACCGGGGGTGAATCAGGCGCTTAAGGTCGAACCGAGCTTTCCTGTCATCTAGGTCGGCATTCACGGTGGCCTTGCCATCGAGCTTGCTGAGCTCGTGCTTGATCTTCTTCTTCTGCTCCTCAGAGAGATTCGCGTGCACCTCCACGTCAGCCTTGAGGGCAGCGATGTGCGCCTGGAGCTCCTTAGCGGCAGCCCCATCCAGCTTGGCGCGGGCTGGAATATCTGCCTTAAGGGCGTTAAGCCTCGCCTGGAACTGGCGAAACGACCTCTCGTTCACCGTCAGGCCGGCCTTGACATCACCGGCGGCACGCTCCACGTCCCTCTTCAACTTAGCGAGGTCACCTGGCCGCGTAGACAGGCTGACCGCCGTGCGGATATTGTCGAGCTTCTCCTGGAGCTTCTTCTTCTGCTCCTCAGAGAGGTTCGCGTTAACCTTCACCTCGGACTTGATCTGCTGAATCTTCTTCCGAAGAGCCTCCAGCTGTCCCGGCTTAAGGTCCACCTCACCCTTGAAGCGGACGTCAGACTTCGCGGCCTCCTCGCGCGCCTTCTTAAGCGACTCCTTATCGAGCCTCACCTCCGCATTGAAGGCGATATCAAGGTCCTTGACCTGCTTCTGGATTCGCTTCAAGTCACGGCGAAGCTTCTTAGCGAAGTCAGAAAGGTCAGGGACGACCTTGACGGAAAGCTTACCAACTGTCCCCTTACCAGCCATCCCTAACCTTCCTTACCCCAGTGACGCAAACAGGGCCGCAACCCCAGCTGTGTCATTCGATGATACCACCGACACCGAATTGGCCTTCGCGGGCCGAGGCATCATCTCAGAGTCTTTCAGTGTCGCCTTATTGGTGGCGGACGCCTTAATCAGCAGCGCCAACCTATCCAATTCCTCATTCAACCTCTCCGAGTCATGCGAGTAACCGAACCACTGGTCACCCCCCAGTTCGTTCGCCCGATACAGGCTCCAGGGCTCATGCGGTAGGCGCTCAAGAAGCTGACTTACGAGAGACACCCGGTAATCGCCGTGGACGTCAATCCGGTACAGTGCCCAGAAGTCCGCCGCAGCGTCCGGGTGCCTCTCGAAGAAGTCATCTAGTTCTTGGCGCCTGCGGCTTCCCCCGCGTAAGCCATAACCAGGTTGATAATGTCCTCCATGTCGGAGTCGTCATAGAACTTGTCCCAGGCGTCCAGGTCCTTGACGAAGCCGCCATCCTCGAGGGCCTCCATGACGTCAGCGAGAACAGCCAGGAGGTTCACATCGTCCGCAGTATCCCCCATGAACGGCTCCAGTACGGACGTCAGTCGCATCCGCTTAGAGGGACGCAGTGAATGCGGGGGTGCCAGCAGCTCATGTCCCGGAAGCGAGGAGAACGGGGGGAGCTTATCGGCCTTCTTGGTAGCCATGAGACATTCCTTCCAGTGGGGTGTGTGGGGTGTTGGAAGGGGCGCCGCCACACACCCCTACATGGCGGCGCCCCTAGTATATCGGCCGTCAGTTGACGGTGAACTGCTTGCTGTCGGAGGCGGCAATGTTGTTCGTGACGATCACGTTCGTGGCGCCAGTGTTCAGGCCGTGAGGAACGTAGGTGGTGATCTGCGTGGCGGAGTCCTTCTCGAAGGAGGCCACCTTGTCGCCGAACTTCACCTCCCGGACGCCATCGAAGTTGGCTCCAGCGATGACGACCTTCGCCCCGACCGCGCCGGAGGCGGGGGTCAGGGTGGCAATGGTCGGCTTCGCAGTACCAACGCCGGTAACGACGCGCGGCTCAAGCATCTGAACGCGCTTCTTACCGGAGTTGGGTGAGAGCAGGGTGCCTGCGATCTTGACCTCAGTGAAGTTGTCCAGAGACAGGGACGGCATGTTTCCGGCGAGGGAGACGCGCCGGAACAGGTAGCCGGAGACGATGCGACCGTCCTCGACGACAACGAGGATGGCGTGCTCACTGGAGGCGTCGAGCTCGATATCCCAGGCGCGCTTCGCCGGGTCGTAGGTAGAGCCCGGGAACGCCACGCGCATGACGTCTTCCCCGAGGTTGACGGCGTTGATGGTGACCTTGTTGGTGACGTCCTCGCGGGTGGAGCGCACACCCTGACGGTCCCAGGTCCGCTTGGTGGACGTGTCTCCACCATCGGAATCGAATTCGATCAGGTTCTCACTGGAGGTGTCGCCCAGCCAGGTCCACCCACTCCCCTCCAGGGTGGTGCCGTCACCGAAGACGTAGCCGTCAAGGTTGGGGGCCTCAGTGTCGTTATTGGCGTAGTAGACGTGGCCACGGCCCGCGATCTGAATCTTGCTGTTTCCGAGGTTAGCCATCAGGCTCCCTTCCTGGCCGTCACCTGGAGGGACGAAACCATGTTGATGTAGTCGGCGGTTGTGCCCATGTCGGTTTCCGGCGTGGGCAGCTGGGTCCACTCGAGGTAAGTAGCCCAGCCTTCGGAGGTCACCATTCCTGACCTCCAAGCTTTCTCAATGGCTTGCACGAGCGCGTCACTCGCGTCGGACACCTCATCCCCGTCTGGCCCAGTCATGTACAGGCGAGCCCTGATCTGGGTTGCCGCGAACGTCGGCCCAGACGGGTGAATACGGGAGATGGTCATCTGGACGCGACACACAAGCTCATTCATTGGGTCGTCCACGTCACCGTGTGTGCGCCACGCGATCCGGGAGAGGACAGGCCACTCGCTCGCGTAGGCGGCGGCCGCATCCTGCACGTACCGGTAGATGAACGGGAGGGGGCTAACGAATGCCATCAGAACCCCCCGTGGGCGCTGACAACACTACGCATGATGTAAGTGCCGCGGACCCACGTGCGATAACGGGCACCCTCCCGTCCGGACCGGCGCCCCTGAGCATCCTGATACACGTAGTGGCCGAACTCCAGGGCCGCATCATGGTCAGTGGACGGGGAGATGGACCAGTCCACCTTCCCCTGCGACAGGCTGAACGACGCAACCTGCTCCCCGGTCTGCATGTGCGCCGCAGCGGAAGCCTCAATCTCTGCGAACACCTTCGCGGCGGCGGCAGCGAACTCAGGCTGACGCGCCACCACGGCAGCAATGTCCTCGTGAACAGCCTCGTTATCGTAGACCTCGATCATCGGGACTCCGTTCCGAGCGTGTCACAACGCACAGACCAGTGGCGAGTCATCGGGGAGGCATCATAGGTGAGCGGCTCACCGGCCTGCTGGAACGTCTTCCCAACCAGCGACTCGGGACCCTTGATGATCTTCACCCACGAGTGCGGACCACCCGGCCACTTCCTGCCAGTGCCGAACACCTTCAGTGTAGTCTCATCCGTGAGGTCACCGCGAATGACGCGGTTCTCGGTAGCCTTCAGGGCGTTACCTGCGGACGGCTGCACCAGCACCTTGTCGACCACGAAGGTCTCCCCCCGCTCGAACCGGCGCCCAGTGCGGCCCTCCTTGACGACAGCGAGCGTCACCTCAACCACATGGGGGCCATTCTCCAGGTAGCGCCCACGGCGGGGCCGGAACCCTACCACAGTGTCACCTCGTCCTCGTCATACACGGGGTGATCCCCAGCAAAGTCCAGGACTGAGGGGCCGCGCAGGTACGTGGGGTCAACCGTCAGAGGCCCCTCCAGGGCGCCCAGGAGGCGCGTGCGCCGCGCATACCCGTCCATCTCGGCCCCAACCACACCCCAGCCGGAGGTGCCAGACTGAAGGGCCTGCCAGTCGCGATCGGTGATCTCCAGGATGCCGGACGCGACCGCCTGATTCACCGAATAGGTGTACGTGCCCTCGGTCTCATACTTGTAGAGGCCGCCGCCAGGCGCCCTGAGGACACGGGAGACCGACTCGGCCTCCACCATCCGCATGATGATGGAGAAGCTGTAGTCGACTCGGCACCGGTTCACGGCGTCAGGCATGCGCGACAGGATCAGGGCCTCAGCCCTATCCAGAAGAGCCTGCACCCAGGTCTTCTCGTCATCCTCCAGGTACCGCATAAGCGACCCCTGAACATCATCCAGTGTTGCTACCGTCACTTCTCCACCTCCTCAGGAAACCAGGCCACGGGGTGGCCGCCAGTCGAAACCAGCGGCCACCACCCGGGGCACTTGCTGGGGATCTTCCCGAACGCGCCCGGGTCACGCAGAACCCAACCGAACTGGGCCTCAGCGAGGATCGCACCCATGTTGCGGTCGAAGAGGTCAACACCACCGGCACGCTCGGTCGCCTTACGGTAGGTGATGGTCTCAACGAAGCCGAGCCGCAGAGCGTCCTTGAAGTCGCCGCCGATACCGAGAAGCTTCGCGGCCGGGGGCTTGGCCTTCTCGTAGCCGGAGACGGCACGAGAGTAGGTAGCCGGGACACCCAGGACGGTACCGAACTTCGCGGTGATGTCAGGGGCCTGCTGGTAGAGCGGGCGACCCTGAGCATCCAGGGCGTTCACCAGGTTCGAGCGGAACTTCGGGGCCAGGAGGAAGTGATCGAAACCGAACTCAGCCTCGTCAGCATCATCCAGCACAACCTTGTCATAGGCGGCGGACAGCTGCTTGGTGAAGTAGCCGGTAGCAGTCGAGGCCAGGTCCAGCTCCTGCGCCTTCGTGGTGGAGGTCAGGGCCTCCTTGCCAGTGATGGCGGCACCAGTGTTCGCGTCGATGCCGTGAATGACGGCAGTGTCGATGGCGCGAGCAATGGCCTCACCGAGAGCCTTCTGGATACGAGAGTACTCGCCCAGCGGGTCAGCCTTAGCGGTCTCCTCAGAGTAGAGGATCATCACGGCAGCCTTGACCGGGGTGACCGTCTTGACCTTGCTGGACAGGGTAGCGACCGGCTTAAGGCCGCCCTCCTGAACGATGCCAGCGGTGGGCTGGCCGACAGGGATCGGGATCGCGGTACCGTTAATGGAGACCGGGACGCTACCGGCGAGACCCTGAACTACAGAGCCCTTCATGGCGTTGTCCCAGATGCCCTTTACGACGGTCTGGGGAAACGCGGCCTCATTCCCAGCGTTAGCGCCGAGAATCTTGGATACTGTCTCGATCTTGGCTTCGTTGTCAGGGTTGTACGCGGGTGCAGGCATATGCCCTCCTTACTGGTCTGCGAGGCCGAAGAACCCGAGCGCCTCACTCAGGCCGTCATCCTCGGTCTCAAGGTCTGCATCCACCGCAGGGTCGCGGGGGACTGACGGCGCGGGCACGGCGTCTGCCTGCTCGCGCAGCGTGGCGAGGGCGTCTACCTGCTCCTGCCACGAGTCTTTGTCTCCGGTGAGGAATGAAGCGAAGCGGGCCGGAATGTTGGCCTTAGAGAGGATCGACTCCTTCTCGGATAGCTCGGCGGCGGCACGCTCGGCGGCCTCCTTCGCCTCGAGCTTCTCGGTGAGTGCGGCCAGCTGGGCGCGCAGCTCACTCACCTCATCCGAACGAGTCTCCTCATCATCCTTCGGCGCCTCCTCCGCAGGAGTCTCCTCGTCCTTCGCAGGAGTCTCATTGGAGGCCTCCTCGGGGTGCTCGATGGGGTAGTCGGTGGTTGAGATAGGTCCGTCAGTCTCTTCAACGACGGAGGGCTCAGGCGCGGGGGTGTCGCTCATTTACGCTCCTTCTGCTTCTCCCGGAAGTACTTGTCCATTGCGCGACGAGCATCCTCCCCGTGAAGGTCCTGGTCGCGCACAACCTCATTGTACACACGTTCGTATCCGACCTGCTGTTCCTTCCCTTCCCAGTGCTTGGAGGTGAAAACGGGGGTGACAGTACAGAAGCAGTTGGAGGTTACGATAGAGTTTGCGCTGTACCACCCCTCCGATGTTTGAAGGTTGTAAACATGGCCAACGTACTGCCTGACGCCCTTATCAATGAGGCGATCCGTCTTTACCATGAAACCAAGTCGTTCCAAAAGACGGCCGCCATACTCAACAAAGACCCTGAGTCGCTCCGCCTCTCCCTTCGCCGCCGGGGGATCGAAGCGTTCCCCAAGGTGGGGCGCGTCAGCACGAAGCGAGTCGCACCCCCGGCCAACCTCAACGAGGTTTACGAGTCTGGGGAGAGCGTCAACAAGATGGCCGAGATGTTCGGCGTCAGCCGCACTGTCGTCAGGAGATGGCTCCAAGAAGCCGACCTCCCCATTAGAGGGCGCAAGGAGTCCTCGCGTCTCCGCTGGGAGCGAGTCTCCGAAGAGGAGATCGAAATGCGTCGCGCACAAGCCAGAAAGCTCTTCACCGGACGCAAGCAAACTCCAGAACAGCGCCTCCATTCCGCCGAGACCAGAGCGAGAAAGGCCCTCACCGGAGAGCGCGCGCGCTCCCACCTCGAAATCCTCCTCGGAGGATGGCTCAATGACCGAGGCGTCTCGTACATCCCCGAGCAGGTTGTCGCAGGCTACAATGTCGACTTTGGAATCGCACCCGTCGCCGTGGAACTCCTCGGGGGAAGTTGGCACGCCGCTAACTCGCGTCGCGCCCACCATGCTAAGCGCACTCACGACATCCTCAATGCTGGGTGGAGCATCATCTTCGCATGGTCTCAAAGTCAGGTACCCATTTCCGAAGGTGCCGCTGACCAGATTGTCTCCCTCTTGGAGGTCGCCAGCGTTAACCCAACCCCTGTCGGTAAGTACTGGGTGGTTAGGGGTGATGGTAAGCTCATGTCCTCCGGCGGTGACGAGGGTGACAATTTCTCCCTCGTAGTACCGTCGATAGCCGACCTTCACGTCAGGGCCTGACACCTTCGTGTCGCCCACCACGCAATTCGCGTGAAACTTGTCCACCCTAAGGCCAGCAGACTCCGACGACTTATAGACCGGCCCCCTAGAGGCGAGCATTGCACAGAAACCACAGGGGCCATTCTTGTTCGGGTGAGTGACGCGGGCGAAAGCGAACGGCCGGGCAATCAGCTCACCCCTGGAGTTGCGGCGGTACTTGTCCGGTACCTCCGAGAACACCTTCATGCTGCGGTGGCGCTCCTTAACGAGCTCCTCCTCGTCGAGAGTGCGGACAGCCTCCTCGATCCGGTCGGCGACCTTCTCGAAAGCCTCCTCCAGGGACATGCGCGGGCGGCGACGGGCCTCGACCTTCTCAACGTCCTCGACGATCGCCTTCTGGGCATTCTCGGAGAACTCCTCAAGGTCCTTCGCCAGGTCATCCAGGGCGCCCTCGACGAGCTCAATCGAGGACGGAGCAGTATCCACCGCATCAGCCACCGTTCGGCGCGCAGCGGCCAGCACATGCCCCTCCAGGGTGCGCTCCAGGCGCCTCATCCCCTCAGGCGACGACAACGCCCCCTGAGTGCCACGAATCGTGCGGGCGATCGTCTTCGGTGAGTACCCCGGCTGGGGAGGAATCCATGACTCAGGCGCCCCGGCCTTGCGGGCCTGGCCGCGCAGGAACAGGGCAGCTGCAGCCCATGCCTGCTTCCTGGCCTGCCACATGAGTGGAGTCAGGAGGTCCCCCACATGCTCCACCGGGGGTGGCTCAGGGAGGCCGTCGAACGCCTTGAGCGCATCCTCTGCCCGACGCCGGAAAAGCATGACGATGCCGCGCAGGATGCTGTAGAAGAGGGCCTCACTCACTCTTAGGGTCCTCCTCCACATCCTCGGGAGCCTCCGGAGCCTCCGGCATATCCAGGCCCGCCTCGGCATCCATCTTGTCGCCACGGGCCTTCTCGCGGCGCAGCTGCTCAGGGGTAAGGTGAAGGAACTCGCGGGCCGTCTCATCCCCGATGATGCCCTGACTGTGGGCCTGGAGGGCGTTAGCCATCTGCGCGGAGGTTGAGGGGGCGGCTGCGTCACGCCACGTCACCTCCAGGGCCTCAAGCCCATCCAGGGGCATCCCATTTGCCTGCGCCACGATCCGTCCAACCCTCTCGAGAGCGTCACTGAACTGGCGCTGCTTGTTCTCCGCGCGGGCGATCAGGCGGTCCTTCGCCACGCGCAGGGCCTCAGCGGACGTCGGGTTGTTATCCGAGGAGACGCCCATCATCGACGGCGGGATACCGGTCATGGCGGACAGCTGGAGCGCGTAGGACCTGTACGTGTTGATGAACGGGTCCAGCGCCATACCGGTCAGCTGCTTCACGTCACCGCCGGAGGGAATGGCGATCAGATTCCCCATGTACGCCTGCATCTTCTCGGGATACTGGGAAATCATGTCCGAAGCACCATCGCCCACGACGGCGCGCAGCGGGGAGGAAGCGACCTCCTGAGCCACCTGGAGGTTCGTCAGTGTCCTAGAGGCGGCGTCGATGACGGAGGTGAGCTCACGCAGGTCGGAGCGCCCATATTTGTCGGACAGGCGCGCCCTGTTGAACATGGGGACGATGGATGCCCCCCACTGGTCCTGACGCCCCTGGCCGACGCTCTTCCAGTCGTACTTGCCCTTGACGTAGAACTCCACGCCGTCAGGCGTGTAGTAGGTGGCGCCCACGTTCCCATCGTCGCGCCGGTATAGGACGACACCCTCCACGACCTCGCCACGGAAGTTGATGCGCACTCGGGCATGCTTCGCATCCACCGCGCGGATTGACGCGAACTCGTGCTCATCATCCGGGGGCGCAATCACCCAATAGGAGGCGCCAGCACTAATTGCCTCCGCTGCAGCGAGGTTGAACTGGGAGTCCATGTCGTTCGCCTGCCACGTCTTCCGCAACAGGTCAACCACGCCAAACTTGTCATCATCCGCGACACGGTACCCATCCGGGATCAGAATCTCCGTGAGCACATCCACGGCCATCTTCGCGAACGGGGCCTGAATCTCCAGGACCCGGGCCTTCGCGGGCAGGCTGATACCCACCGCATCAAGGCGCCGCTTCCCCTCGTAGTAGCCCTCATAGGTGATGGGTCGGTAGGCGCCCGACGCGAACTTAGAGATCATCTTCTGGAAGCTCACATGAACACCTTCCACTCACCTCGCGGAGCAGTCAGGTCCGCCCACTCCTTCGAGTTCTTCACATGCCTATACAGCATTCTAGCGCCGATCATACACACAGCCAGATCGATCTTCTTCGACGACTTCGGAGACTCCTTCTTCACCGACCAACGCCCCTTGAACTCATTCACGCGACAGTTCGACACATGCTCACCGAGCGCCGAGTCCCCGTCATGGGTGAACGTCTGCTGCTGAATCTCCGTGAACGCCGTCTCAGCCGCCTCAGCGAACTGGTACGCATGCGACCGCATATCCCACGCGATCGGAGACGCAGACATGCCGCCGCGCACCGCGGGCACGATCAGGCGATCACCGAAATCCTCCGGCCACGCAGTACGGGTGAACGACTCCCACTCGCGCACGTCAGCCCAGAACGCGACCACGTTGTACGTGTCGAACGCCTTCCTAACCCCAGCATCCACGGCAGCCACATTCACAACCCCGAGCGGCTTCTCCGGCTTCCAGTGCCCGATCTTGAAGATGTGCCCGTCCTCCATGCAGCACCCCACGAGGGCTGTGTGGTCGTTGGACTTGGAGCCGTCGAAGAACATGACGATCCGCTCCCCAGGCTCTACCTTCCGGTCAGGCTTACGGAGCTGCGTCCACTCCTCCAGGGTGATCCAGGACGCCTCTGCGGCGTTCGGGCGGTTCAGGAAGAACCTGATCGACCTAGACTCGGGGTACTCGGGGGACCAAATCTGCTCCTTGATGGACTCCAGGTTCACCCACGGGCAGTCCTCATACACGTACTCGAGGGCCTTCGTGAGCCCGACCTGCCCCTCCTCCGGCTCGTCCGTAAGGACCGTGTTCGGCGGGGCGATGCGCGCATCGTAGAGGATCTTTGTCTTACCCCGCGTGAGACCATCCTCCTGATCGCACCACGCCTCAAAGATCGCCTCAGCGGACGACTGCTCGCCCGGCACCCAAGCGTTGCAGGTGCCCATGAAGCGGCCACCCATCTTCGCAGCGTTCTGCTGGATCGTCTCCAGCATGGCTGGGCCGCCCTGCGCGGGCAGCCAGTGCTCAAGCTCATCCCCCACAACGAAGGACACCTCTCCACCCTCCATGGAGTGAGCGGAGGAAGTCATCTGCTGGAGCTTCCCCCCGCCCGGCGTCTCAATGAACGTCTTCGCCACCTCGAGGTCATACTTCCGGGCTAAGGGACCCTTCTTCTGGCAGAACGCCCTGACCATGCGGATAGTATTGGCGGTTTGGCTTTCCGATGTGGCTACAATCTGCACGAGAGGCATGCTCATAGGCTTGACGCGCACCCCAAACGGCTCATGTCGGTCGAAACCATCGAACCGGCAAGGGCCGAGGAGTTCGAACAGGCACAACGCAGCAGCGAACGGAGACTTCCCGGACCCTTTGCTTAACCTTCTAATTCCCTGCCTGTACACAAAGGACCCCTTATGGGTAAGGGCGTAGAAGTGAGCGAGGAACTCGATCTGCCTGTCAGTCGGGATGAACGGCTGACCTGCGCGCGGCCCGTTCGGCTGCACAAGGTTGTCCATCATCCATGCGGCAGCGTGATACCCGATCGTCCTCTCAGGTAGCTCGGGGGGGAGCGTGTCTGTTCGCTCCCGGGGTGCGGGGAGCGTCTCGGTCACTTCGCGGCCCGCGCCTTCGCCCACGCCTGGAGAGCGACCACGCCAGCAGACTCAGCCTCAGACTCGTCAACGCGGTTGATCTCGATCTGCACGCGACGCCGATCGCCCTCGGTGAGGAGGAGGCTGGTGAGCATAGTGTTCACGGCCGCCAGCGTCGTAGGGGAACGCCGATCCTGCATCTTGTAGTTCGACAGGTCGTCGCAGGTGGAGTAGAGGACAATCCAGTCCGACGGCTCATAGTAGCGAGTGAACGTGGACTGCTCCACAGCCTTCCACAGCTTCTTCGCAATAGGGTGCCAGTCAGGGTCAGGCTTAGGTGGCTTCACCTTATCGGCGACCACATTCACGGGCTTCACGCCACCATCGAGCTTCCTCGCCTGCGTGGTGCGGTGACCCTCCGTGCTGCGCTTCGGAATCGGGCCCTTAACTCCCATCGTCGACTCTCCTACAAGTATCCGGGGTGCTTACTCTTCGGCCGTGGGCCGCGAGCCTTATTGCGACCATTATAGCGGCGCTTTCTTGCCTCGACGGATTGCTGCTGCGTCCTTGCCATGTGGCAGTGCTGGCACAGGCTCCTCAGGTTATCCGGCACGTGCGGCCCGTCCGGAAAGATGTGGTCCACCTGATTCGCCTTATTGCCACAGAACACGCAAAGGCCGCCGTCGCGCTTAAGGACCGTGCGCCTGATCTTCTCCCAATCCTTAGGGAGCTCCTTACGGCGCCTGGACTGCCTACTCCACGCCATCTACATGCACATTCGAAATCTGAGCTAGGACGTAGAAGCCACCCAACTCCTGCACGAGGTCAGTGAGCGCGTTCTCGACGTCAATGCGGGCAGTCAGGTACGCGTTCCACGCGTGATCGATGAACGGGTCGCCGAGCTCCAGTGATTCGCAGTCCTGCAGCTCCATCCACGTCTCCTTAAGGAGGGGTAGCTTCGCCTTGAAGGCGTCTACGGCTGTCATGGAGGTGCTGTCACTCATCACATCACCCCTAGTGAGACACAAGAATCGAACCCATACCGGTCTCCCACGAACATCTCCAGCTGCTCCTCCAGGGCCTCCCGCGCCTCCTGGACGCGGATAACCGCCGCATCCTGCTCGGCGTCCCCCCCCTTGGGGGGGGCCTCCCACCCACCCCCCCGCGCGGCACCATTCACGGAATCGCGCAGCTCGTCCGCAGCACAATCCATGGCAGCCAGAGCCACCTTCTCATGTACCGACGCAATCCTCTCTACGGCGCTCATCGCACATCCCCCGGGTACGTCATAGACACGCCCTCGTTCGACGGGGAGCCTTCGCGGATGTCGAACAGGAACGACGGGGACGCGTCCTTCCCGCCGAAGTAGGCGTGCTGGATCGACAGGTAATCGCCCGGGTAGACGTACATGTCCCGCTGGCCCTCATTCCTGAAAATCAGGGTGCCGTCGTTCGTGCGCTCGGGATGATTGTCGCAGAGGATCACATCAACCTCGGGGGCTGACTTGTCGCCGTAGACGAGTAGATACAGCATGGGTACTCCTTTCACCAGATGTTGGATCGCTTACTGGACGGGAGGGGGCAGGGCTCAATGCACGGGTGACCCATCTCAGCCAGCTCCCTGACCGTCGGATACACCTTCCGAACCTCCTTGGCGCATGTGGAGCACTTCCCCTGCCCGGAGTAGAGGCGCGTACCCGGCCAGTCCTTTACGGAGCTCCGCGGGGGGCGCATCTTCTGGCCGCACGATGAGCACTTGTGCTCGACCGTCCAGTCGATGAGCGCCTTGGGGGTGCATCCCCGCAGCAACTCCCGGTAGCAGGCGTTGCAGGTCCCTCGCCCACCGTAGGGCTTGGTGCCCGGGAACTCCTTCGCCGTCGTGCGCGGGGGCCGGTATGGCTCGCCGCAGTGAGTGCACTTCGGGAACTGACGGTCGGCGTTGGGGGTAGTCATGGTAGTCCTTTCGTTGGCTGACCAACACAGTCTACCACGGCGGGGGCCTGTAGGCAAAGGCGAGGCCCGCCGGGGATACGGAGAAGGGAAGGAAAATTCACTCTGACCCATCCCGCGGGACCCC